GGAGTAAACCAGTATGACAACTACACGAAAGGGGAATAAGAAATCATCAGTGTTTATGCTGGTTTCACGGGTCCTCTCCGGGGGTACGGGCGTTCGCGGGTCACGGCGTGCGCGAGACATGACTAGCGACTGAAAAAAATCGCCAGACTTCACTTTACTTCGCGGGTGTGGAGTAATCGATGAGTGAACAGAACCGACGCATTAACTGGCCGCACAGAATCGTCGAAGATTTTTGAGGAGGATCGATGGACAAACACGCAATTGAATTGACGCACTCGCAATGGATGGCGCTCACCGCGCTCGTGGCACAGCATCTCCAGTGTCAGGAAAAATTAGACGAATACGTGGATTGCAGCCAAGAACCGGAAGTCGTGACGCGGCCCGAGGAATTGCTCGCGCTGCTCATGTCGAAATGAAAATGGTGCAACGGTGACAAATGGCCTCAGTAGAAGTAAGTCGGCTCGCGCAGGCTTTGAACGTTACCAAGAGTTGGGTCCACCAGCTCGTGAAAGAGGGTATGCCTCAAGAGTCTCGCGGGCGCTACGACTTGGGGAAATGCATGCTCTGGTACATCCGCTATCTCCAAGCCGCGCTCAAAAAACGCAGCCCGCTTACCGAGGGTGGAAACGTGAACGCGCAGCGCGAAAGCGCCGCGCTTCGCATGGTCGAAGCGGAAGCCGCGCTCAAGGAAATGGAACTTTCGCGGGAGCGCGGGTTGCTCGTTTCGCTCGTGGATTTCGAAAAGATGATGACCGATTTGGTGGTGACCACGAAGGCCCAATTTCTTGCGATGCCTTCGCGCATCGCGCCCGAGTTGGTGGCCCAGGAATCGCGGCTCGTTGTCCAGGAGAAATTGGAGAAGGCGATAAAGGAAGTACTCACGACTTTGTCGAAGGCCCATAGAAATGGAAATTCAAACTCACCAGTCAGCGGAACTTAACGCCAGCGTTGTGCTGGAGCGCGTGTACGGCGCTTACCAGCCGCCGCGCGACGTGAGCATTTCGGAGTGGGCCATCGAAAACCGAATTCTCCCGAAGGGCACCACCTCGCGACCCGGCCCATTCCGTCCCGAGAAATTTCAAATCGAAATGATGGACGTAATACTCCAGCCAGACGTGCACGAAGTGGTAATCCAAAAGTCAACTCAGGTCGGCTACTCGGATGCGGTCCTAAACAACGTTGTCGGCTATTACGTGGACGCGGACCCCAAACCGATAATGATGGTGCAGCCGACCATCGACAATGCCAAGGATTACGGCAAGAAGCGCATCACGCCGATGATCGAAGCTTGCCCCGCCCTGCATTTCAAAATCAAAGCGCCGACCTCCAGGCGGGCGGGGAACACCTTGGCGCTGAAAGAATTCCCAGGCGGCTTCCTGAAACTGACGGGGGCGAATTCCGGTGCCGGCCTCCGGTCGGACCCCGTACCGATCGTGCTCTTCGATGAAGTGGACGGCTACCCCCTGGACGTGGACGGCGAGGGCGACCCGCTGGAAATCGGTACGCGGCGCACGGATTCCTTCGCGGACTATAAAATCGTGAAGGGATCGACGCCAGCGAAGCCCAAGGGCATCTCCCGGATTGAGCGCGACTTCGAGCGGAGCGACAAGCGGCGGTTTCACGTTCCCTGCCCATTCTGCGGCCTCTTGCAAATTCTTTGGTGGCGCGACCCGGCCACGCGGGAATACCGGCTCTATTACGAAGTGGACGCCGACCACCAGGTCATCGTGGATTCGGTCGCGTACATCTGCGCCGGCTGCAAAGCGAAAATCCCGGAGCGGTACAAACACCAAATGCTGGACGCCGGGGAGTGGGTTGCGGAGATTCCCGACCGGCCCATCGTCGGCTTCCACATAAACGCGCTGTACTCCCCCTGGCGCGACAACTGGGCGGACCTCGCGCTCGAATGGAACGAAGCCACCCGCGAGCGGAACCCGGAGAAGCTGAAAGCGTTTATCAATCTCCGCCTGGGCGAGACGTGGGAAGAGGAAGGCGACGCCGTAGAACAAATGGCCCTCAAGTCGCGCCTTGAACCCTACGGCGCGGAGATTCCGACCGGCGTTGGCCTTCTCACGGCGAGCGTGGACGTGCAGGGCGACCGCCTCGAATGCGTTGTCAAGGGATGGGGAGCGAGCGAGGAATCCTGGCTCATCGCTTACCAGCAACTCTTTGGCGACCCCGGCCAGGAGCAAGTGTGGAAAGACCTGGACGATTTTCTATCGGACGACTTCGAGCATTTGTCCGGGCAGCGCGTGCGGATCGCGTCCACCATGATTGATTCGGGCGGATTGCACACCGATGAGGTTTATCGCTTTGTGAAGGCCCACCAGAACAAACGCATCTTCGCTCTGAAAGGTTCGAGCGAGAGCGGCAAGGAAATTCTAGGCAAGTTCAGCACCAACAACCAGTACCGCGTCCGTCTCTTCACCATCGGCACCGACACGGCGAAGGACAGAATTTTTGCCCGGCTTAAAATCCCGGCCCCCGGTCCCGGCTACCTGCATTTCCCCGAATGGACGGAGGACGAATACCTCTCACAGTTGACGGGCGAGAAGGCCATCCGGCGATACAAACGCGGGCGGGGGATCGTCCGGGAGTACGTCAAAATCCGGGCACGTAATGAAGCTCTGGACCTGGAAGTCTACGCGCTGGCGGCACTGTACGTGTTGGGGCAGGCCACGTTGCGGAGACTCAAGGACATGGCCGAAGCCCTAAAGAAACCCCCGGAGGCAGGGACGGGCGGAGCGGGCGGACCGGAGGGCGGGAGCGAACCGGGCGGACATGGACCAGGACCGATAGGAAGGCAAGGCTCATCATGGGTGAACTCGTGGCGACAGGGACTCTAACGGGACCCCCGAATTGGCTGGTGCGGGGTGCGTTCGCAGCGATTTTTCTAGCGATGGCGCTGTTTATGCTTTGGGAGTTGGTGACTTGGGTCTATAAAGAAGAAATCCAACGTTACCGGGAGCAACGCCAGCGCCGGAAGTCTGCACGGCGCGGCTAGTGGGAATGATGAACAAAAAACCCGCCTACGTTGTCTATAGATCGTGCGACGGATCGCAGCGGTACATGCCGCGCGAGATATTCGACGAATTCGTGGCTGACGTTCTCACCATCTTCAACGATGTGACCATCATCGATGAGATTCCCGCCGATGCCATGTTCTGGACCGAACGCCTTCGGAATCTTCCGGACCGCGTGACGGCGGACCAGATCGCAATTGGCCGCAAAGATTCAACGTGAAGGCGAACCCCAAAACGGAAAAAAAGCGCGACCTGGCCGCCGTTCTGAGAAATCGAATCGCCGGCCACGGTGAGGAAGACCCTGCCAAAATAAAATTGAATCCCGACCAGTGGAAGCGTCACGAGAAGGAACAGGGCGAACCTCTCGAAGCCCTGCTCGAAAAAGTCGGATGGGTCCAGAGCGTAATCAAAAATCAAACCACCGGGAACCTTATCGATGGCCATTTCCGCGTTGAATTGGCGAAACAGCGCGGCGAGAAAAAAATTCCCGTTGTCTACGTCAAGCTCTCTCTCAAAGAAGAAAAACTTGTCCTGGCCCTGCTCGATCCGCTCACCGGACTGGCAAAAATCGATGATATGCGCCTCGAGAAGTTGTTGCGGGAGTTGGAGCCGCAACACGTCGCGCTCGAAGCCCTGGTCGCCAAGATGGAATCGGATTTGGGACTTGGCGGGAACGGCGCAGGCGAGCTCGACGGCGCGAGCGCGGAAATAATCCTGGACCAAGCGGTCCAACTCGAACCGAGCAAAGAGTACATCGTCATCATGTGCGACGATGAGGAAGAATTCGCGGAACTGCGGTCCGCTCTCGACTTGCAGATGGTACGGCGCGGCGGGTACAAGACCGGCTCACCTTTCGATGCCCGAGGCATCGAGCGCGTGGTGTCTGCCCGGCGTCTGTTTGCAAGATTGAAAAAAGGAAAATCGAAATAGAAATGCTCGTCGCCATTCCATCGAAGGGCCGGCCCAACCGTGTGAAGTCGCAGAAGATTCTTCCGAGCGCCCACGTATTTGTGCCGGCCTCTGAGATGAACGACTACAAAAAAGCGGGCGTGCGGAACCTCGTGAGCGTGCCGGATTCGATACGCGGCATCACCCCCACGCGCAATTGGATTCTGGCGAACGCCCGCGACAAATGGGTTGTCATGCTTGATGATGATGTGAAGCGGGCGGGATGGGTGCGCCTCGAGAAACAAAATTCCGCCTACCATCCTCTTCGGAACGAAGCGGCGTGGCTGGCGGAGATGATCCGCCTTTTCGATTTGACCGAACAACTCAAGTACCGGATTTGGGGAGTGGCGACGCAGAGCGCGCCCCGCGCCATCTATCCCTGGAAACCGATCCTCTTCCGGTCCTACGTCACCGCCTCATTTATGGGGATCGTGAACGATGGTCGGACGAAATTCGATGAACGTTTCAAAGTCAAAGAAGATTACGAGCTAACCTTGCGCTGCGTGAAAGAGGATGGCGGCGTAGTCGCCGCTCGCTATTTGTTTTGGGAAAATTCGCACTGGACGGACGCGGGCGGATGCGCGGCGTACCGGACACAACTGCTTGAATTGCGATGTATCAAATTGCTGGTGAGCCTGTACCCTGGAATGATTCGGCGCGTCACGCGCGGCGGATCGACCTATTCGGTGGACCTGGATTTTTGACGGGGGTTCCTTCAGGTCGTGCCGCGGTAGTGTCCTAATTTTGATCATCACACTGCTACAATTACTCCGTTATGACAGGCCTGATCATGGCTGCGCTGTTCGCCATCACACAAACGCCTTCCCCAATCCCTCCTAAGGCGCTCGATAACCCCACCGCCACGGGCCAGACCGTCACAAAGAACCCCAAGAACGATAAAGCTCCATCCACTCAACCGCCTACTTCCATCGGGCCAAGCGCAGCCGATCAACAACACGTCGGTAGCATCACAAAATCCGAAGATACACAGCAAGCCATCAGAGTTCGCGAACTTCCCCGCGTCTCTATAACGAAGGATTGGTCTGATTGGGGTATCTGGGCTTTCAACGGGCTCTTGGTCTTAGTTGGTGCCTTTCAACTGTTGGTGCTCTGGAGACAAGCGAAGATCATGAAGGCGCAAGCCGAAATCATGGCAGAGCACGCTGCGCACCTTAAGGGCCTCGTAAGTGCTGCGGAAGATAACGCCAGGGCCGCCAGCGCCGCTGCTGAAGCTGCGAGCAAGAACGCGGATTTCTCCAAACTCAATGCCGAAGCCACAAGCCAGAATGCCGTCGCCGCCAAAGCCAGTGCCGATGCGCTGATTAACGCCGAACGCGCTTGGGTTATCGCCGAACTTGTTCCACTTTGCACCAAATTCAGTGACGGGAGGTGGTATCGCCGAATAGCGGATAACTGGGCGCAGTTGAGCGATGAAGAAATCATGGACGGATATTTTAGAATGCATACATTGAAGTTTACAAACATAGGTAGGACACCAGCTCACATCCTCGGATATCAAATTAGCTACTCTTGCTTGGGAGAGGGCGTGACTACATTGTCGGGGGAGGCTATCAGCAAACAGGTGAGCGTACGCACCTTCGACCGTTTGCTCGGTGGGAGTAGTTCCATAGTAGTTCCCGAAGCGGTTGATGTTGACAGTTATATGGCCGAGTATATTGAAGGAATCCGCGAGTTGAAGAATACCGCCGTGTTCCACGGGTGGGTGGGCTACCAGCACGTTTTCAGCAGCGAAATCTTGGAAGAACCCTTCTGCTATTCCTTTAAGGTGTCTGAAGATTCTTTGGTTAGGATTCCCCAACGCAAAAGCGATAAGCAAAAACAGGCTCCAAATTAGGACACTACCCGTGCCGCGGGTGTTTGGCGTGGTTGGCAACCAGAGGCTTACATTGGAAGCCCCCGTACAGGCCGACTTGGCCGCACAAGTAATAGACATGTTTTTTCAGGATTGTCTATATCTAGCGTTTTTTGTGGAAGTGCGCCGGGAAACGTGCTAGTATGCGCCTCACCGAGGTGGAAGCATGAACGAAGATCGTAACCTTGCCCTGCGACACATCCTGGATTCTGCCCGTAAGGAAATCAACAGACAGAATGCCCCTCTGGCTATGGAATACCTTGACAGTATCCGCCATGAGCTTGAGGAGCTTGGGGAAGGCCCATTGTGGGCCGAACACCGGCTACTCTTGGCAGAAGCAGAAGGTGCGAAGGGTGACCCCGCCGCAGAATCCCTGTTCGAAGAGGCCTTAGAGCGAATCGTTAATCTGCCGGACACACGGAGCGATATGGAACTGCGTGCACGCGAGCACTTTGGCGACTATCTATTGTGCTTTGCTCACCGGCCTTCTCTAGCACAGCCCCAATATGAGAGGGCTAAGATCATTGCCATCGAGAGTCGGCTCTTCGAAGAGGGTGCTCACATCAGTCTGAAATTGATTCGTGTTCACTTGGAAATCGACCATGATGAAGAGCTCGCGAACTACAAGATTTTTCGCGGTGTAGCTTCCAAGCGGGGGTATACTCACCAAGTTCAACTGGCGGGGTGGACGGTTCACACGGGGAACATGGGAAAGCAGCAAGTAGGAATGCGGTTTGCCCGCCAGCGGACGGTTGCTTCGGAAGAATACTTTATCAACCTTCTCGAATCGGTTCGTAAGACTTCTACGTGAAATCTCTAAAGAACAGATACCTCGCTCGGCTCTGCTCATTCGTTGGAGAGGCGGAGCAGGCAACGGCCGTCCGAAAGTTGGTCAGCTCTTACCGGGAAACGGGACAACCGTTACATTCCGTCGCGAGCAAACTGGGGATAGCCGAGATTAGACGCGAGCCTCTCCCTTTCGATGGTGGTGTTTTCGAAGAAGGAAGCATCTCCGTAATAAAGATCAACTCCTTGAGAAATCCTGTTCGCTGCCAGTTCACGCTGGCGCACGAATTGGGGCACCTGATGCTTTCTTCTTCCATCGCGAAGAAGAAACAGAAGAACTGCTCCGATGACCCGAACTTAGAGCGGGCCTGTGATTCCATCGCGGCTGAATTGCTCATGCCATATGAAGAGACGGTCCAGCTTGTCGCTCAGATGGGGCACCAGTCCCCGGAAAAGCTCGGCATCATCGCCAGAAGATTTGGCGTTTCACTTGAAACAGCCGCCCGTCGGCTCCACACGGATTTGAAACTATGGAAATTGCCAATGGGACTGTGGGAGTACGGGGCAACAGTTCAAGAGCTATGGTTCGTCGGCAAGCGCCCATGGAGATCGCGGGAACAGTCATTCTCCGCCTTCGATTTAGCGCGAGAATCGCACGACCCTATTGTCACCCGGGAGCGGTATCCAGTCGGGGCACATACTGAACTCGTTGATCTGAAAGTCCTCCACCTCGGCAATAACAAGATCCTCGGCATAATCGCTACCTGAAATGGCTGCTTAGGCGAACCAGGTTTCAAGTGGCGAAGAAAACACGAAAGTGATACCCTGCATTGCTAGGAGCTGGCAGATTTCGGGGCGATGGTAAAACTCCACGCAAGCAGGAACGAATCTCAGAGATTCATGACCGACATCTTCTCACCAACGAAGAGAAGCTGGCTAATGAGCCGCGTTCGCCAGCGGAACACCCAACCCGAAATCCTCATAAGAAGTTTTCTGCGGTCTAAAGGTTTCAGATTTCGACTACAGGTGAAAAAACTGCCCGGTACCCCCGACATTGTATTGCCGGAACTCAGGAAGGTTGTGTTTATCAACGGTTGTTTTTGGCATCAGCATCCGCGATGCTTGCGCGCTGCGATTCCGAAATCAAACCGAACCTTTTGGGTTGCAAAATTACTGCGAAACGCTGAGAGAGATAAAAAGACTAAGAGGCGCTTGCGAAAGCTGGGCTGGTCTGTCATAACGCTTTGGGAATGCCAGCTAAGGAACGCGGAGATGCGGCAGGCTTGCTTGAACAAACTAAGAAGGAGATTAGAACAAGAATGAAGGCAGAGACGACCGTAAATTTCATCGACCTATTTGCGGGGGGAGGCGGTCTCTCTCAAGGGTTTCGGCAAGCGTCCTGTCAGCAAGTTGAATTTCGGTCCGTCTTTGCAGTTGAGAAAGACTTGCCATCGGCTGCCAGCTACGCAGCGAATTTCGGGCATTCCGTTTTCTCTAAGCCTATCGAAAAGTTGAAGCGGTCTGACTTATCTGACGTGCGCGTGGATTTAGTCATCGGGGGACCACCCTGCCAAGGCTTCTCACCACTTGGCAAGATGTCACCCAGTGACCATCATCCGTCGATGAATCAACTTTGGAAGTTTTATCTGAACGTCGTGAAATGGATGCAACCAAGAGTATTTGTAATTGAGAATGTTCCTGAGTTTCTCAAGTCTTATGAGTTCTTGCAGGTAAAGAAGGCTGCGTCGAGACTTGGGTATCAAGTCGAATGCGGTGTTTTGCCTGCGGTCGATTTCGGTGTGCCCCAACAGCGAAGGCGAGGTTTCGCAATTGGTCTGGCCGATGGAGTGCCTGCTCTGCCCACCCCGCGTCTCTTCGTTAGACCCAAGACCGTGAAAGACGCCATCTGGGACTTACGGCGTAAGCCTTTGGTTTTTGATCTTGCTGACAGTGAAACAGTGGGGGCGTTTCCCAAGTACACGGTCTCCATGCTGCATGTAGGAAGAAACCCCACGCCTATTTCTTTGGCCCGATATCGCTGTGTTCCAGCCGGTGGGAATCGTTTCGATTTGATGAAGAAAAGGCCAGACCTGACGCCGGACTGCTGGAAGCGCAAGAAGAGTGGTTCCACCGATGTATTTGGGCGTCTCCGATGGGACGAACCTGCCCTGACCATCCGCACTGAGTTTTTCAAGCCGGAGAAGGGTTGCTATTTGCACCCTGAGTATGACCGGCCGATCACACATTGGGAAGCAGCGCGGCTCCAAACTTTTCCCGACGACTTCATCTTCTGTGGCTCAAAAATAGAAATTGCGCGGCAAATAGGCAATGCCGTGCCGCCCCTTCTTGCCGAAGCGGTGGCAACTCATCTCAAAAGTTACTTCGCACGGAACATTCCCGACTTCGCTAGTCGAGCTTACTCAGCCACTGCTTGAACGCTTCCGCGTCCAACTTTAGGGTGTGAACCTTTCGGTGATGCACGTTGCAAAGAGTTGCGAGGTTGTCTGATTCATTTGCACCACCTTCGGAATGCCAGTTGATGTGGTGTAACTCAATGTACTGCCTGGGGTCACCTGAAACGCGTTCGTCTGGATGCCACCCGCATTTCCTACAGCGGTTCTTGTCACGTTGAAGCACCTTCACGACCGTTTCAGTATCGATCTCCCTATCGTGTGGTTCCATCGGCTCGGGGTCTACTAAGACATACTGATCTGGTCTGAGCTGTGGCATGCCCGTCTTTTGGGTCATTATTCGCCAGCCAAACTGCGTCCTCAGTTCGCGCACACGCCGCATGTCTTTGTTATCTGTTACGTACCTCAACTGAGCAGTGCTGATGGGTTCCCCGATGGGCAGTGCCCTAAAAAGAGCAAGCATTCTGTCTCTCGCGCTCGCCTCACTCCTGCGTATTGTGTTTATGGTTCGCCACAGTTCTGCCCTGGCACCGTCCGGCTCGTCTCGCTCTAGGATATAGCGGCTTCCGATGTGCTTGATCGGCCACCCGAACTGGACTCTCCATTCCCTCACTCTTCTGGCGTACTCTGAAATACCAGAGACAACCTCCAACTCTTCGCCTTCTATTTCTTGACCAACGAACATGCGGAGATAACCGAGTATTCGCTCCGCACCCGTTTCAAATGGAAGGAGGGCTTTGACGTGGAATAAAGCAAGTTCTTTCTCATCTCTGGACAATTCAACAAAAGAACAGACACGTTCTCGTAGTTCTCGGGATGATGTGGGCGAATTGATGTCCAGAGACACCAGCCTTCTATTCGCTGATGCGACGATTTCCTCTTTGGCTCTTCGCAGCTTGATTCGTTTCTTCGGCACGTTCACTTTGTCCGTAGGTGCCTTGCTCGTGGAGACCGCGGCGAATTATACCGGCAAAATGGTCACTGGGCGAGCGCGGACGGGCAGCGTCGAGTGACTTCATACGTACTCATAAAATGATCCAGCGCCAGGGAGAAATAATCGTTTGTAATAGTCATATGCATATCGGTCTGTCATCCCAGCGATGAAATCGGCAACAAGGCGTTCTTTGGACCCAAACGTCTTTGCCCTAATTAACTCCTGGAAATCAAGCGGCAACAGAGTTGTGCCTTTCTCGCTGGTAAACTTGTCAAACAGAGCCTCAATAATATGTCGGCCTTTGGCCTCAAGGGTGATCACTCGGGGATCCTCAAAGACAAGTTTCTTCGCGGTTGTTTTAAGCACTGCGGCCAAAGCTCTGGCCTCATCGGTCAGCTTCAATTCGTATCGGTAGCGCACACAAGTTTCCGTATTGCGGGAATCGACAATCTCACAGTCTTCCTTGAGACGTTTGATGGTCTTGGATGTCCAATCCTTGAGATTCACCTTACGCATCCTCAGTTCGGTCGGTTTCGCATACCTTTTCTCTAGATCGTTTGCCAAGTCTCTAATTGCTTTCGCACTCGTAATCTCGGGGACGGGTTTTAGTTTACGTCCTTCCTTTTCTGCGTCTTTCGCCAGTTTTTCACGAACCTCTTTCGAAATCTCCTGTGCTCGCGATCGCATCTCAGCGAAGCTCAGCAGTCCTGCCCGGACAACATCCTCGATATCGTTGACCGAGTATGCCATCGTGTCCGCCCAGTCAGCCAACTGCGCCTCAATAGGTTTCCTGTCAGGGTCCTTGATGCCTTCTTTGATCCACGCGAGCAGCGGTTCGTCATCCTTGTACGTAAACTTACTATCGCTGTGATGCTCGCAGTCGTAGAGCGGAGGATATTTTACGAGACCGTCTAAGGTAGCTCGTGCAAGATCGAACCCATAACCTTCGTATTTGGCTTCAAGGCGCGTCACAATCCTGAGATTCTGCGGATTCGCTCCGAAGCCGCCATTCACACCCTTCATCTTGAGATGCAACCAATCTTCACCGGAATGACCAAATGGTGGGTGCCCGATATCGTGTGCAAGGCAGATTGCTTCCACCAAGTCCTGATCGGGATTAAATGCACTCTTTAGCTCGGTGCAAAGCCCACGACCGAGTTGTGCTACTTCAATTGAGTGCGTTAGGCGGGTTCGATAGAAATCTCTTTCTCCGACACCCAGCACCTGGGTCTTACCCTGAAGGCGCCTAAATGCCGCGCTATGGATAATCCTAGCCTTGTCGACCTCGAATGCTCTCCTGCCCTTGATTGAAGAATCGTGGCCTCCCCGGCGCATTAAATCGAATTTGTCATAGCTGGGTTTGACAGTCTTCATTGTGCACCTGCGACTCGGACCAGAACTTCGGCTATGCTACTGTGTACGATATTCGGGATTGAGGAACCCTAGGATGCCGCAAACTGGGACCCTACAGTATTTTAAAGATGCGCGACTAGACCAATTAACAAAATTTGGTAACGTTGCCCAGTTTGTTAGCTTCGGCCCCGACCTGAAGCAACGGTTTTCGCGTGTCAGTGGCTTCGAGCCCAACCATTGCTTCTCGGACGCTCGCGAAGCGGTAAAAACTCTTTTGGATCGGTCCCCCGAGCGGAGAGTAAACATCCGGAGTTTTAAGCCTGACGATCCGCAAGGTCACGAGTTCGTTTACGGCATTGATTCTGGTGATATCGCCGTAGAACACCTCAGGCGTCTCACGGCTTCCGGATTATGGGTGATCGTGAATGAGACAGTTGACGTAAACGACGGCGGTGTCTCAGGGGTTGTCCACGGGAACGTAATGGAGTTTGCTCCGGGTGAGACACCTAGAGTAGTCGAAACCGGGCGAATTGTCAGCGTTAGTCGAGAGGTCGGCGACCGCTTGCTCCAAACTGTGTATGGTTTCATACCTACGTTGCCCAAAGAGCCAGAACTGCGAATAGAATTCAGCATACATCCGATACGTAGAGGTTTTGGACGTGAAAACACGATCATTTGGGAATTGCAGGAAGTTCCGGCCGACCACTTGGCCGCAATTCCAAAATGGCCAAACGCTTTTAGTGAGTTTATCGGAGACAAGGTATTCGGACTTCTTCTTGCCGATGTCGTTGGATTGAGAGTACCTCGAACTACGGTAATGTGCCGAAGCCTAGTACCGTTTGCGTTTGGAGATTCGACTGGTTCGGATGTGAAATGGCTTCGCACATGTCCCAAGACACCTGAACCTGGTTTTTTCCCAACTGTTCGGGGTTGGACGGACCCATTCAAGTTAATGCAAAGCGTGGAAGGTCAAGAGCGCCTGTCTTCAATCATTATTCAGGACGAGGTACTCGCCCGCTTTTCTGGGGCGCTACTTACCGGCCGAGACTCCAAGGCGATCATTGAAGGTGTGATTGGGTTCGGGGATGAGTTCATGCTCGGCCGCGTAGGGCCTTCACAGTTGGATACGCACTTAGTCAGCCGACTGGAGGAGCTGCATGCGTTGCTCGTGCACTACGTTGGCAGCACCAGAGCAGAGTGGGTTTTCGATGGCGAAACGATCTGGGTGATTCAATTGCAGCAAGAAGCTGCTGTTTCTGCTGGACGGACGATAGTTTCTGGGGAAGTGGAGTCCGAACTGGAATTTGACGTTTCTCGTGGGTTGTCTGGCCTTCGTGAACTGATCGAACTAGCAAAGGGAAGGCCCGTTGGAATCAAGATAATCGGAAATGTCGGAATGACGAGCCACATCGCCGATGTCCTGAGACGCCAGAAAGTACCTTCGAGAATAGTCCCGAAGAGTGATTCGTAATCAACAAAATCTCAACCGATCTAGTTTTTCATCCTGGCCTCAAGTCTGGGGAGATCCCACTAAAGCAAGTCTTTAGTAGCGAGCGGCAACCCGCGCACCATATCTTGGGGGCCGATGGCCCCCAAGACACCATGCGATATTCCCTATCAATTCACGGCGGGCACCACTGTCAAATTTCAACGCCAGTTTACGAGCTACCCCGCGACGGACGGCTGGGCCTATAAAGTTTTTTTCAACGGCCCCGCGAAATTCGAAGCGGATGGCGTTCAGGATACGGACGCGAACAGCAACCCGCTGAATTCCTGGACGGTGACGCTCACGTCGACACTCACGAACGTTGCCCCCGGCTGGTACAAAATTTCCGAGCAAGTCTCTCTCCAGTCGAGTGGCGAAGTTTACGACGTGAACGACCCGCAAGACCTCAAGCACACCACGATCCTAGCCAACCCCGCGACCGCAGCGGCGGGCACGTTCCAAACCTGGGAGCAACAGACGCTCGCGATTCTCCAGGCGGCAATCGCGGGGAATATGTCGCAGAACGTTCAGAGCTACCAAATCGCGGGCCGCGCCGTGAGTCACTATTCGATTGAAAACCTGATGAAGCTCGCCGGGATTTTCAAATCGATAGTGTGGCGGCAGCACCATCCGGGTTATTTGGGCGAGCGGTACGCAATCCAATTTCCACCCGAGCAAAGCGAGCAGCCGTTCCCGCCCACGTGGGTTGACACCACAGGATTCATTCCACCGCCATGAAAGTTCAATTTCGCGGCCTGTTCTCTCGAATTCGCACGGCGTGGCGGGTGTGGAAGTATGCGAGCCGGCAGCAAGGGGGAATCTATGAGGGCACACAAACGACGCGCCTCACCCTCGATTGGATTGCTTCGATTCTTTCGGCGGACCAGGAAATTCGCGGCAGCATTCGTATGCTCCGCGCTCGCGGTCGTGAACTCTCCCGCAACAATCCCGTTGCGAAAAATTTTCTGACCTTGCTCGCCAACAACGTTGTCGGCCCGAAGGGGATCGATTACAAGCCCCAGGTCCGCAACGCCAACGGGAACCTCAACACGCAACTCAATCAGAAAATCAAAGCCGCGTGGACCGAGTGGTGCAAGAAGGGCAATTGCACGGCGGACGGCAAACTCTCGCTCCGCGCCCTCTGCGATTTGGTGATCCGTAACATTGCGACGGACGGCGAAGCGTTCATTCGGCAGGTTCCCGGATTCCCCGGTAACGCCTGCAAATTCGCGCTGCAACTCATCGATCCGGACCAAGTAGACCCGTATATGTTCCAGTACCCGGTGAACGTGGGGCCTCAAAAGCGCGGCGAGAATGAAATCCGTTTCGGAATTGAAATCGATGAGTGGGGCCGGCCCGTCGCGTATTGGGTGACCAAGGGGCATCCCTCCGACCTGGGCGGGTCACTCGACGCGGAGCGGATCGGTGCGGAGTACATCACGCATCTTTACGATCCGCACCGCGTGAATCAGACGCGAGGCATCACCTGGTTTGCCGCCGTGATGTTTGAGTTGCGGATGCTTGGCGGGTACATCGAAGCCGAACTCGTCGCGGCGCGGACCGGCGCGGCGAAAATGGGCTTCCTCAAGTACACCGACGCCAGCACGTTCCAGGCGGAGTCTCCCGAAAAGCCTTTTCGGATGGACGCGCAGCCGGGCGTGATCGAAACGCTTCCTCCAGGTCTCGAATTCCAGGAATGGAGTCCGGACCATCCGGCAGCGGCGTTCCCGAATTTTGTCATCACTCTTTTGCGCCAAGTGGCGACCGGCCTTGGCGTCTCCTACAACGCGCTCGCGAGCGACCTCACCGGCGTCAATTATTCTTCGATGCGTTCCGGTCTGCTGATTGAGCGCGACCTGTGGCGTAGGTTGCAGCAGTGGCTCATCGAATCTTTTCTCCAGCCCACTTTCGAAAGCTGGCTCAAGATGGCGCTCCTTTCCGGCGAGCTCGTCCTGGACTCGCGGGACCCCAGCAAATTCCTCGCGGGTAAGTGGGAGCCTCGCGGCTGGCAGTGGGTGGACCCGCTGAAAGACGTGCAGGCCGCGATTCTCGGCATCGGCGCGGGCCTCACTTCGCGGGATGCGGTTGTCTCCGAGAAGGGCGAGGACGTGGAAGAAATCTTCGAAGCCCTCAAGGAAGAACAGGAGCTTGCCGACGAATACGAAATCGAAATCGCCACGATTGCGAAACCGCCGAAGGTTTCCAAAGGCGAGGGCGAAACGGTCGGAGAAGAGGACGCCGGCGAGACGGCGGGCGGAGACGGAACGACTGAAAAGAAATCGGCGCGGAAGTTAATCGCGCTGGCAAGGGGGAAGTCATGACCACGACGGCGACGGAACCAGAGCGCGGCGCGGAGGAATTGAAAACCCTGCCGATCCTCTGGCGCGACTTCGAAGTTTTGGAAATCACGCTCAAGACCGAGCGGCGGAAGAAAAAGAGCCACAAGAAAAAGAGCGCAACCGGGAAAGACGATCCGGCTGGCGAAGGCAAGGGCAAGGACAATCTCGCACCGGACGCCACGCGGCAGGCCGAGGAAGATAGCGACCTCGAGGACGACCCCGACGATGAGGAATTCGAAATTGCGATTTCTTCCGAATACCCGGTGCAGCGATGGTACGGGAAAGAAATCCTGTCCCACGACCCCGCAGCCGTGGACCTCTCCCGCGCCAAGCGCGGCATGTCGTTTTTGACGGAGCACAGCGCACGCGACCTCGTGGGGATCGTGAACAACGTTCGCCTGGACGATGACAAAAAGCTGCGCGGAGACGTGCGTTTCAGCCGCAACAAACCCGCCCAGGCGGTCAAGACAGACATTCTCGACGGCATCCGCCGTTTCATTTCGGTTGGCTACATGGTGAGCGAATACGTGCTCGAAAAATCCTCGCAAGAGGAAGGCGATACGTACCGCGCCACCAAGTGGACTCCAG